GGATGAGTGCTAATGTAAGAGTACCAATAAGAGGTGCTTTATCAGCAGCAACAAAGACTCCAGGATCTGCAGCAACCTATCAACAGGCTGCTACAACTAAAGCAGACATAGCAATTACCACACACGAAACAGTAGACTTCTTAGTAGAGGACTACGGTGGATTGTTCGACCCATCTACAATAGAGGGTTATATGGTAGACGCAGGTTCTACTTTAGCTGAGTCTATCGAGAACGATGTAATTGGACTCTATGCAAGTGCAGGAGCAACCAAAGGAACAGCAACAGCAGGTATCACAATGGCTTTACTAGGAACACTTCAAAAAGACGCTATGGAAGCAAAGTGGAGAGGTAACGAAGCTTCTAACCTAGTAGTAGGTCCAGAGGGATACTACGACTTATGGAATCTCGCACAATTAACTCAATACGCTATTGAGGGTGGAGACCAAAGAACTCTTAGAAACGGATACCTAGGACAATTAGGTGGATTTGAAACATTCAAGTCTAACTTAATCCCAGCAGTAGCAGGTTCACCAACTGGTGAGCATTGTATGGCTTTCCAAAAGGAAGCTATGGGAATAGCATTTGTTGATATGAGTACAAACGGATTACCAGCAGGATACGGTGCTGGAGTTCAGATACAACCTATGAACAAGGAAGATGATAACGGAAACTTAATCTACTCTATGAGAAGTATTGTAGGATACTCTCAGACAAATAGAGGTATGACAGTATCAGTAGACTCTATCTGGGGTGTAGGTGTAGTAAGAAGTGCTTTACTATTCGATGTATTAGTTTAATACACTTAGTATAGTACCAATACAGGTAGTGAGGGAGTTCACTCCCTTGCTATTGTATGGGTATTGATTTAAGAAATGAATATGTCTGGGTAACTCCAGACCCAAATCGTGTTACACGCTTTATAGCTATATGTAAAGACGGTAGAGCCAAGGAGTGCTATTTAGGGGAAAGATGGTTTGTACATAAATCTCAGTTGTTTTTTTTGAAAGGTATTGGCTTCATTGAAACAAATGGAGAAGTTAAAGTGTTTGATACTTGGCAGGAAGCTGAAGAAGCTCCTGATGTATATAAGATAACTGTAAGCAAATGAGAATATACTTTGATACAACTGAAAGTAGGAACGGGGGATTTTCCATATTAAGTAACGGTATTAGGAATGGACTTTTGAAGGAAGGACATGAATTAGTACAGGAAAGACCAGACGTTTGTTTTACTTATGGAATACCAGACAAAGCACTAGACGCTAGAAAGAAGTTTCCTAAAACACCTTTAATCTACTACACCGTATGGGAGAGTAGTATATATCCAGATAAGTACACGGAAGCTGTTAAGGAAGCTAAGGTAGACTTAGTTTTAACTGCTACTAAGTTTACACAGTGGGTACTTAAAAGGAATGGTATTAAGTCTAAGGTTTGGCATCATGGAATTGACGACAGGTGGGAGTATAAACAAAGGAGAGACGATGGGGTGTTTACATTCCTACATTACAACGCTTACGAGTGGAGAAAAGGATGGGAAATAGTGCTGGGAGCATTCTTACAAGAGTTTAGTAAAGACGAACCAGTTAAGTTAATCCTAAAAGCGAGAGAAAGAGACAACGCTGAGTACATAGTTCCTATTAACAGCCAAGACAACAAGCTACCCTTTGACAATGTAGAAGAGATACTAGGACATATCTCAGACGAAGCTATGGTAGATATGCTAGAAAGAGCTGATTGTGGAGTGTTTCCTGTTCGTGGGGAAGGATTTTTTCTTCCTAGTATGGAATGTGTAGCTCAAGGAATACCAGTGATAATGCCAAATGCTATGGCTATGAGTGAGCAGTGGGGAAAGGGGTACTTTGACTGTGGTATAGACGGTTATATTTGTGCTTCCCCAAGGTATCCAGGGTATATGATAATGCCAAGTCTAGATGGAGTTAAAAAACAAATGAGGTTTGTGTATGAGCATGAGAAAGAGGTAAGAGAGTTAGCAAAACAAGGTAGTAAAGATGTGTTTAAGAAGTTTAATTGGAGTAAGATTATAGGGGATTTAGAGGAGTATATAAGTTTAGTAGTTAAATAATATGTTTATAGTCAACGAAACAGGTAGGATAGTAGATCTACCACACAGACTAGAAGAAAGTGGGTTTAGACAAGCCAGAGAGGTGCTGTCTATATCTCAAGAGTTAATGGATGGTGTACCAACAGGGGTTACCATGTCGGACTTAGACGCACAAAGATTAAGAGATAATATTCTAAGAAGATATCCTAATGTGGTTACAGACGATGTTTACATGGAGGTAAGTGGTTGGAACAAGCAACTAGAAGAAAATAAGCCAAAAGAGGGTAGTGAATTAGTCAATATAGATATGACAAAAAACGAAGTTATTAAGATTGCTAAAGAAAATGGTATAATATTAGACAGTAAAGAGGAGAGATTTGTGAAAGATAAGTTGATTGAACTTGTTAATGAAAGACATACACGGTAGGGAGCAAAAAGCTTACTTAGTAAGGGACACCAAAACAGGTGCTACGTCTATTACCTATGAGAGTTATGCTAAAAAGCTTTCTAAAGGTGGTAGTAAGAAGATAATAGCAGTTGAAGGGACACAAGAGTTTGCTAAAGGTAAAATTAAACCTGTTAAAAAATAAATTAAACACTTTTTACAATGGCTGCAGATATATACACAATGTTTAGGAGGTTTATAGGAGACTATACACCAGACTATACCCTACCTGATATGGAGACTTTGAAGTTTTTAGATTTGGGAATAGACAAAGCTTCTGAAATGCTCAACAGAATTATAGTAGAGGACAAAACTATTACTTCAACAGACGTTACCAACGGATACTTTACACTTACCTACGACATAGAAAGCATACTAGACACAGAGCTTGGCTTTGACGGTGAAGGGATTGTGTGGGAAACAGAGGGAGACACTAACAAGATATTTCTACTAGACACAGACTATGTAACCACAGGAACTTACGAGTTTAAGTACAAAATCAAGTACAACAAATTTGAAGGTACGGTTAAAAGTAACAGTGATCTAAACCATCCAACTACAGCAGACTTAGGAATAGTATTGTGGGCTTTAGCAGAGTACCAAGTAACTAAAGGGATAATTAACGCAGACAATTCAGCCAACCTAATCATAAGTAAAAGTGAAGAGGGTATGTCGGTTAGCTATGGAAGTGGAACAGCATTAAAACTTAGTTCACCAACCGAATTAAAGCAAAGAGCTATGGAAATATTTAATAGTGTTAGTAACAGAAACAATATAATTTTTAGTATCTCGATTTAATGAGTGTATTTGCAGAACAAGAGAGTTTAGCAAGTGTATACCACATAGACGACAGTGATTCTACAAAGACTTCTAGTTACCCATCAACAGCAGACTTTACTATTCTCTTAAACATTATCAGAAGAAACGAGGATACTATTGCTTTAATGGGACAGGAAATTGGAGAGTATGTAGCAAATGTAAACGGTACTTACACTAATGCTAGTTCAATAGTTAAAGGAGACAAGATAGTTTGGGAGAGTAATACTTACATAGTAACTAATTCCCCTAGATACAACGAGTTGTTTAATGCGTATAAATTAATACTAAGGAAACAGGGTTAATGTTTAGTATGAAGATAGACACAAGTGAAATAAAAGCATGGGTGAATAACCAACCCAACAGAGACAGAGCTAAAAGACAAGCTTTGACTGTTATGAAAAACTCTTTAGTTGACGAAGTAATGAAAGAAATGGGAGAGCATACCAGTACAGGAGACTTAGAAAACAGTGTGGTAGGAATAGCAGACGATAGAAAGATTCAAATTAAAAGTGCTGTTTATGGAGACATAGTATTAGAGTATGGTAGGAGACCAGGTAAGTTTCCTCCAGTAGAACCTTTGGAGAGATGGGCTTTACAGCATGGTATGAATAGGGGAATGGGGTATGTAATAGCTAGAAACATAGCCAGAAGAGGTACTAAAAAATACAGACAGGGTGGACCAAAGCAAATAAGCAATATAGAGGAGAGGTTTAACAAAGATATAATGCCAAGCAGAATGAATACTTTACTTAACGAATACACGAAATGAACATAGCAACAGTAATGGGTACACTAAAAACATATTTTACCAATATGACTTGGACATCCACAGATGGTACTGGTACAACAAAGTTTAAGGGGGTTTACACCTATCCTAATTGGTTACAAGACGATGGGTATCCTTT